CTGAAGCAAATCCAAGATTATGGGTTGCTTTCAGTAAAACGTCAGAAGAAGAAAACAAAAACGATGTGTAGAGAATGCGGAAAAATGATGCTCCCTTCAAGTTTAAATCGTCATAAAAAAACGTGTAAGGGTATTTTCTGAAAAATTGAAACAAACCAAATAGAATATTTTTTACTCCATCAACCAACAGCAAAACAAGATGCCTATTTGCCAGAAAGCCAAAGATGAAGCAGAGGAGGTTATGAGTGTAATCGACAAACTTCAATCGCATATCCGTAGTGGAGACGGCGAACTCTTGTTCGAATTAATTGATGAATTGCGTAATACTGAGGTCATCCTGCGTGAGGAAATAAGGCGTGATATGTCGCTCATCCTGCCTCGCCATAAAATCCCTGCTGCAGAAAAACTGGAGAGCGGAAAATGGAAATCATGCGAGTTTTGCGGAGCAATCGTGAAGGATATGGGAGAGCATAACAAGAGCAGGAGATGCCAAGAAAAACAATCTACTCTTCAGAAACCGCAAGAGGATTAAATCCGTTAAAAAATTGATATCGATTACTATGCTTCAGAGACATATCCACATACATAAATGGAAACTTACTTTTTTCATTATCGAATACATGCGATAATAGTTGGGCGTTCTTCTTGTTGTCAAACGGCATCAACTCATTAGTAATAGCATCGCTCTCTATTCGGTTTTTAGGGCGGAAAAACGCCAGATGAGAACAATTGTTTCTGATGCCTGTGGGGTAATCCTTGAACTTCTGGACTAACGAAATATAACTACAGAAAGCGTGTCGCCTGTTCTGTATCATCTGGACGAGTTTTTTTTCACACTTCTGATTACGCCGAAGTTGGCTGCCAATATCATCCATAATGATAATAGAGTTCAAGTCATCCTCTCGGTTCTTGTATATCTGCTCTTCCAGTTCTGTCAATCCCTCAAGGGTTAGTTCTCGGTAAATCTGCTCGTCAGGGATGCTGGCAAACTTATCTTTTTTCATGGATTTACCGCCGAGCGTCGGACTGATGATATAAATATAATCGAATAGTCTCTTGTAGGACTGGGCTTTGCCGTCTTTTTTTGGTTTCGTCATCATACTATACAGCAAAGTCGTTTTACCTGACCCTGAACTGCCTACGACCATCATACTAAATCCGCTATAGTTAGGTAGGCATCCTAAGTCATCTTTCGTGAGGGGTTTGTCTAAATTGTTCGGCGTATTTACCACAGTCATATGTGGGTCTTTAGTCTCCGTAATTTTTAGCATATACACTATAGAGATATATTATTCATTTGGTTCTGATGCTGGTTCGCTCTCTGGTTTTGGAATAGTTTTATCCTTGTAAAAGTTTGTTAGACTATGTGCTGACGAACTCGCTTTCTTTTGTGTCTTCACCTTGCCTATAGCAGTATCCGTGAGAGATGCAGATATTACATCTCCTTTTTGGTGATGATGAGTTAATTTGCTTTTTATTTCTTTTTTATCCACAGAGGTTAATCCCTTCTTGAGTTCGCTGTCAAACGCCTTGCTATACCCTGTGTTAAATGCGGTTGCTGTTTTAGTATTCTCTCTTATGGATTTAGATTTAGCCATCATACTTGAAACTCCTGACCCACCGAGGGAATGTCCCGTTAGATGCTTGTCTTCGTCGCCAATACTTTCATAAATCTTTTTCACTTTTTTCTGTCGATGCTTAAACTGCTTGTCTGTCCCAGATTTGCCGATGCCTAATTTAAAATCACTCATGAGGTCTTTCTTGTTGGTAGGGTTTGTCCCCTTGACTACTACCACGTGGTGCTTATCATCTTCTCCAGAACTTTTTAAATGCGTTATGCCACGACTGGTGGATGCAATCTCATAACCCATTTTGCCTATTTTCTTCGTCGCCTTCTTTTGCTGTTTCTTGTCGCCATCTGCTAAATTGTAATTGAGTGAGTTGAGTTTTGCTAATTGAGACTTGGTCGGCATATACCTACTGGTTAGATTATAAAAACGTAATATCTCTCTTCAACTCCATCTTGTAGCATAAAAAACAAGTATCGAACCAGCAACGAGACATCTCTACATCTGCTTTTTGAAACTGATGCCTGACTGACGGGATTATCATCTGTAGTTTTTCTCTCTTGAGAACTTTTATAAACTGTTTTGTAATAGTAGAAATAGGTAATACGAGAATGAAAGGTTTATCAAGCACCGCCAAACGAGCGAATATCTTCTTCTTGATACTGTAGGGAGGATTTGAGACGATAATGTCTCCGATGTTCTCTACAAAAAAGTCAATTTGCGGACTACCCTCTACGTCATAACCCATCGCCTTAAGTATTTCAATAGATTGACTGGAAGTATTATCTTTCATGAATGCCTCCCATATAACTTTATCCTTTGGTATGTATTCGGCGATGGACTGCCATATCTCTGCTGTGGTGTTATACTGGTCGTCATTCTTGAACTCTTGTTTTTTTCTGGTTGTCATACTTGCCATTTGATTAACAAGAGAGATTTATTTAAATGAAAAATTGAAATAGACGTAGTGATGCATGCTGATGACACCTACATACTCAAGATGTCCGTCAATCTCTCGCTTCTGTGTTATACCGAACTGGTAAAGAAATTAGTGATTGCTGAAAGAACCGTTGCTGAAGAAGCAACCGCACGTAAAAAAGAAATTATTGCGACCAATTCTAATACCGATGAATGGAATGGACTCGTCCATAAATATGATGAACTTGTCGATAAATATGATGCTAAATGTAGGCAACTTAACGAAATTACAAAGGAGCGTAATGATTTCGAAATGAAACTTAATGGCATCTCCAAACGATTGAGTGGAGCAATAACAGCCCGCCACGTTATTGGAAAAAAACTTCGAGAATTAGAAGAGAAATATGATACAGTTAAACTAAAGCCAGTAGTTCTATCAGAGGTGGATTAAACCAAAAAATTGAAATAGACCAAATAGAATATTTTTTACTCCACCTACATAACTCAAGATGGCTGATGATAAATATTGCTGTAAGGCGTGCGGAAGAAGCCTTTACGTGAGCGATAGTGATAGTGATAGTGAATGTCCTGAAGACGAATTAATTGACGTAAATATATTCACATACACAGACGGCATCGAATATCTGCGTGGAGTGGAGAATGGATATATTTATGAGTTGATTGGAGACCAAGATGTTGTAGGCTATTGGGATGAAGAAACTGAAACGATTATTTTCTACGAGGACGAGGAGATTATTCTAAAGCCTAAAATCTAAACGCTACTAAGTATCGTGATTAGCGGAGACATCACTTCTTTATCACTAAACAACTCCCGACGAAATACCTCTGTGATTATCCGTGTTGCTTCGTGAGACATTCCCCAAAGACTACCATCATATTTTTCATCGCAATAGGAGTTAAACCTGTTATGTAGGATAAATATAAAACTCGATTTAATGTCGTTGTGGCGGTAATCTTTCTCGTCAGGCTTAAGTCCTTTGTTAAATGTTTTTTCCTGTTGTTCCCATCCTGTCTTTCCGTGAATATACCAGTTGCCTTTACGATAAACAAATGGCATCGTTATTCCATCTCGTTTTGCTTTTTTAACATACTTAAGAATGTGGTCGATTACAAATGATTTCCCGTTGTCGGCAACGTCTTTCAAGTTCTCAAACTCGTCAAAATCCACTTCCACGTAAGGCTCGTTAATTGAAAAAAACTCGTGATATAATGGGGCATTCATGTATTTAGGATGCATGTTAAGAGCATTAATAATATAGCGAGGATTACAAGTCTCGGTTGTATCCATATAAGGATGTGGCACATCAGCCTTGTATTCTTCAGATGCCTGCCACGACACTATATCGTGAGGGGGTGTATGCGTTGGCGGAGGTAGTGTAGGTTGCGGTTTTTTCAATTCATTAATTTCTTTCCTACTCTCTTCAAGGGAGCGTTTGAGTTGCCATATCTCGTTATATACAAGGGCTAATTCATCGGATAGGCTGCCGAGGTATTTGTTTGTGCTCTTCTCAAAATCTTCCTGGTCTTTATGCATTTCAACCGTATATGGGATAGTTTGGATAGGTGGGGTAGGTGGGATTTTAATAAACTCTGGTGGGTTAGGGTCTTTGTAAGGGGTGCTGCTGTTTTCAATATGCTTTGGTGTAAGCAAATGCTTGGTATAATGGGTTTTGATTGTGGATGTGAATCGGCAACACTCGCAGTTATATACTGGCATATTATACTTATATATTATATATCTTTTTATATCCTTTTTATAAGCATATATCAATTATGTATCTAAAATAGCAATTATGTATGCAAATTATAAAATTATATATTCATAATTTACGGACAATTGGTCTGTTTTTTTGTTTATGTAGGTAGGACCTATCGGTCATGCATACTCTCCACCTA